TTATTACCATAGGATAAAATTATATGGCAACACAAGGAGCTTCCATTACAGTACAAGGTGGACTAGATTTAGTATCTAGTTCTCATGCATTATTTAGAACACCAGGAGCTGCAACTAAATTACAAAATTTTGAATCTTCTACAACTGGTGGATATAGAAGAATAAGTGGTTATACAAAATTTGGTGGAGCTAGTTCAGCTATACCTTCAGGAGTTTCAACAGAATCTATAGAAGGATTATTTCCATATGCAAATGGAGTAATAGTTTGTCAAGGAGATGATATATATTTTAGTACAACTGGTACAAGTTATACACAAATAAATAAAGATACTTATAAAACTAAAACAGGAACAGTTTCTGTAACAGCAGGTAGTCCAACAGTAACTGGAAGTGGTACAGCTTTTACAACAGAGTTTGCTGCTAATGATAGAATACAAATTAATAATGTTAATTATAGAGTATTATCTATAACAAGTGATACAGTATTAACTTTAGATTTTAATGTAGTATCTACTGCAAGTGGACAAGCTGTAAAGAAAAGTGGTATGTCTTCTTCAGATTTATCTAGTGCAACAGCAGTAGTTAGAACAAATCAAACTAATTGTCAATTTGTTAATTATGAATCTGAAGGTAATTTTGGTACTGTTTATATTACAGATAGTAATAATAAAATAGCTGAATTTCAAATAACATTAGAAGGTGGTTCTAATGTATTTCATTTTGAAACATTGGAAAGGTCTACACCTATTAATCCTAAAAGAGTTACAATATTTTCTGAAAGATTAATAGTAGCTGGTCAATCAGATGCAGATAGTACAGTTGCATATAGTACTAGGTTAAAACCATATGATTTTACTGGTGCTTCTGCAGGTACAATAGATACTGGAGATGTAATTGTAGGTATAAAAGTATTTAGAAATAGTCTAGTTATATTCTGTAAAAATAGTATTTATGAGTTGACAAACCTAGATTCTACCCCTATACTTAAATCAGTAACTAAAAATATAGGTTGTGTAGATGGAAATACAATCCAAGAGATAGGTGGAGATTTAATATTTTTAGCACCTGATGGATTAAGAACCATTGCTGGTACAGCTAGAATTGGTGATGTTGAATTAAGTTCTATTAGTAGAAAAATATTACCATTAATAAATACTTTATTAGATAACATATCTAGCTTTACTATATCTAGTATGGTTATTAGAGAAAGAAGTCAATACAGATTATTTTATTTTCAATCTGGTCAAGCATCTTCTGCTCAAAAAGGAATTATAGGAACTTTTAAATTTGATGCCAATGGTGTTCCTGCATTTGAATGGAGTGAAACAGTTGGTATGGAAATTAAAAGATGTACTTCAGATTTAGATGTAAATAATAAAGAAGTACAATTTGGTTCAAATGAAACTGGATTTGTTTATCAATTAGATACTGGAAATAATTTTGATGGTTCTAATATAAATGCACAGTTTCAAACACCAGATATGGATTATGGTGATAATGGTTTAAGAAAAAGTTTGTATGCAGTTAAAGCAAACATTGAACCAGAAGGAACAAATAATAATTTAAAATTAAGAATTAGATATGATTTTGAATCTACTGATGTTCCACAACCAGGTCCTTTTAATGTAGGTAATTTAAGTAGTGCTGCAGTATTTGGTTCAAGTACTTCAATATTTGGTACTTCAGTATTTGGAGCAGTAGTATTACCAAGTAAACGAATGATTGTAACTGGAAGTGGTTTTTCAAATAATTTTAAATTTTTTACAGATGATACAGATGCATCATATTCAGTAAATGGAATGTTTGTATCTTTTATAGCAGGAGGAAGAAGATAATATTATGGCAGGATATAAAAGACAAAGTAATATTTCAAATGGAAATGTAATTGAAGCTACTTTATTTAATGATGAATATAATAAATTAGCAACAGCATTTAGTAATACAGGTGGTCATAAACATGATGGCAGTCCAGAAGAAGGTCCAGTAATAGGATTAATTGGTGATGCAAATTTAGCAACTCCATTAAATAAAATTATAGTAGATACAACTAATGACCATTTAGAATTTTATATAGATGTAAGTGGTTCATCAGTAGAACAATTTAAAATACAAGATGGTGCTATTGTACCTGTAACAGATAATGATATAGATTTAGGTACATCAAGTTTAGAATTTAAAGATGCTTTCTTTGATGGTACTGTAACATTAGATGGTTTAGTAATTGGAAGTGCTACAAGTATTACAGATGTTGATACAGATTTAACATCTGTTTCAGGAAGTGATAATACAGTAGCTAGTGCTAAAGCAATTAAAACATATGTTGATGCACAAGTTGCAACAATTCCTGTAGGAGATATTACTTCAGTAGTTGCTGGTTCTGGATTAACAGGTGGTGGAGTATCTGGTGATGTAACACTAAATGTTATAGGTGGTACAGGTATTACTGCAAATGCAAATGATATAGCAATTGATGCTACAGTTGCAACATTAACAGGTTCACAAGTTTTAACTGGTAAAACTATTGATGTAGATAATAATACATTATCAAATGTTGAAGTAGATAATTTAAAATCTGGAGTATTAGATACAGATTTAACTTCAGTTGCTGCAGGTGATACTACACTTGCTTCAGCAAAAGCTATTAAATCTTATGTAGATACTCAAGTTGCAACAATACCTGTTGGTGATATTACTGAAGTTATTGCTGGAACAGGATTATCTGGAGGAGCTGCAAGTGGAGCTGCAACTTTAAATATAGATACTGCAACTACAGTTGATGTATCTACAGCACAAACTTTAACAAACAAAATTTTAACAAGCCCTACTTTAACAAGTCCAGTATTAAATACTTCTATTAGTGGTACAGCATTTAAAGATGAAGATAATATGTCATCTGATTCTGCTACAGCAGTTGCTTCTCAACAATCTATTAAAGCTTATGTTGATGCTCAAGTAGCTACAGTTCCAACTGGAGATATTACTAATGTTATAGCTGGTACAGGTTTATCAGGTGGTGGTACAACTGGTGCAGTAACTTTAAATGCAGAAGTTTCAGCATCAAGTACAAATATATTTACTAATAAAACTATAGATGCAGATGGTACTGGTAACTCAATTACTAATATTGAAAATGCTAATATTAAATCTGCAGCAGCTATTGATGCTACTAAAATAGCAGATGGTAGTGTAACAAGTACAGAGTTTCAATTTATTAATAGTTTATCATCTAATGCTCAAACACAGATAGATGCTAAACAAGCAACTATTGATTCATCTAATAGATTAAATGCTAATCTAATACATGATGGTTCAGTAGATAATACAGAATTTGGTTTCTTGAATGGTGTAACTTCTGCTATTCAAACTCAAATAAATACAGCCAATACAAATATCAATACTAAAGCTAGTAATGGTTTTGCAGTAGCAATGGCTATTGCATTATAGTTTGTGTTGACAATATGACAAAAAAAAGGTATAATTAGGATAATTCTATGGCACAAGATTTTGAAAGAACTCTGGAACGAAATATATCAAACAACTCTGGTTCTCCTACACAACTAAGAGCAGCAACGACTACTGATGATGCAATTATTGGTGTTAGATGTGTTAATACTTCTGGCACTTCAGTTAATGTTACTGTTTATGTAGAGAACAATTCTACTGTTTATCATATTATTAAAGATGCACCTATTCCTACAGGTGGTTCTTTAGAATTAATTGATGGTGGTTCTAAAGTTGTATTAATGAATGGAGATGCAATTAAAGCTTATGCTTCAGCAGCTTCATCTGTTGATATAATTACAAGTGTTGTAGATACAATATCAGCATAATAAAGGAAATAGTAAATGCCCTATATAGGTAGAGTACCTGCAAATGCAGCGATAACAGCAGATGATTTAAATAATGGTATAGTTACAGCAGATAAAATTGCTAGTAATGCTGTTACTACTGTTAAAGTAAATGCAGATGCAGTTACTAATGCAAAAATTTTAAATGAATCAATTACTATAAATGGTTCTGCAGTAGCTTTAGGTGGTTCAGTTACAGTAGGAGAAACTAAACCAACAGTTGCTGATGTATCTCAAACTATTGCTCCTGCAACAGCTACAACAATTAGTATTACAGGAACAAACTTTGTATCAGTACCACAAGTAGAATTTGTTAAAACAGATGGTTCAGTAACTGTAGCTAACTCAATTACATTTACAAATGCAACAACACTTTCAGTTAATGTAACTTTAGCTTCTGGTAACTATTTTGTAAGAGTAGAAAATCCTGATGGTAATGCAGGTAGAAGCACAAATAATATTATTACTGCATCTACTGCTCCTACATTTACTACAAATGCAGGTTCACTTGGAACTTTTGCAGGAGATTTTTCTGGTACTTTATTTACACTTCAAGGTACTTCAGATAGTTCAATAACATTTTCTGAAGTAGGTTCAAACTTATCAAGTGCTAATGTAACTCTTTCATCAGCAGGAGTTTTAGCAACAACAGATTTTGGTGGAAGTTCAACTTCTGCAACACAATATAATTTTACAGCAAGAATAACAGATGCTGAAGGTCAAACAGTAGATAGAGCATTTAGCTTAACTTCTAGCTTCGGTGCAACTGGTGGAGGACAATTTAACTAATGGCTAGTACATATATAAAAAGAGATTTATCAGTTTCAGAAACGATATACAAATGGACATGGTCAGCTTGGGTAAAAAGGTCAGGTAGTTTTAATACTGTTAATACACTTTTTAAAAGCAGACAAGATGGTAATAATTGGGTTCAAGTTTATTTTGGTGATGGTGGTCATGCAGATGAATTACTTGTAGCTAGTTATAAAAATGGTGGTTATCATTATACTTATTCAACATCTAAAAAATTTAGAGATGTAAATGCTTGGTATCATATTGTTGTAAATGTAGATAGCTCACAATCAACAGCAGGAGATAGAGTAAGAATATATGTAAATGGAGAAAGAGAAACTTCTTTTGCAAATTCAACAAATAATTTAAGTAATGGCGATAGTTTAATTTTTAATACATCAGATAGTGGAACTGGTCATACCATTGGTTCATGGAACGCAGGTAGTTATTTTGATGGCTCTATGTCTCATGTGCATTATTCTTCTGGTTATTCTTATGCACCTACAGTTTTTGGTTCAACAGATAGTACAACTGGCGAATGGAAAATAAATACTGCTCCTAGTTTTACACTAGGTGGAAATGGATATACAGTTTTAAAAGATGGAAATACAATTACAGACCAATCATCTAACAGTAATGATTTTACAGTCGGTGGTGGTACACTTACAAAAACAGAAGATTGTCCAAGTAATGTTTTTGCTACATATAATAATTTAAATAGTTTAGGTAGTCACAATGCTTTATCAAATGGAAATACTACTCAAAAACAAACAAGTGGAGTTGGTCAAAGACAAGCTATATGCAATATAGGTAATATTACTGGAAAATTTTATGCAGAATTTAAAATGATAAATCTCGGACCACAAGATGGTTCATCTCCTTATTGTGGTGTTTCATCAATGGATAATTATGTTTATAATACATATCTTGGAAATAATGGAATAGCAATGCACCCTGGTGGAAATGTTTATAAAAGTGCCAGTGTTATTGATAATCAAACTTCTATAACATATACAACTAATAATATTGTTTCAGTAGCATTAGATATTACAAATAATAAATGTCATTTTAGAGTAAATGGTGGAACATGGTTAGCAAGTGGAGACCCAGCTAATAATACTGGTGGTTATGATATTTCTTCTTTAAACACAGGAGATGCTTTAACTTTTGCAACTTCGGTATATAACAATAATTGTCAATGGAGTGCAAACTTTGGAAATGGCTACTTTGGAACAACAGCAGTATCTAGTGCAGGAACTAACGCATCAGGAATAGGAATATTTGAATATGATGTACCAACTGGCTACACAGCTTTATCAACAAAAGGACTTAACTCATAATGGCATACACAACAATTAATAAATCTTCAGAGCATTTTAATACTAAACTTTATACTGGTAATGGTTCTACTAATGCTATCACAGGTGTTGGTTTCCAACCAGATATGACATGGATAAAAATAAGAACACAATCATATTCACATAGAATTTATGATGCTGTTAGAGGTGCTACAAAATATTGTCACCCAGATACTACTGAAGAACAATACACAACAGCAACTTCATTAACAGCTTTTAATAGTGATGGTTTTACTCTTGGAAGTAATGCAGGAGATAATAAAAGTGGAGATACTTTTGCATCATGGAACTGGAAAGCAAATGGAGCAGGTTCAGCTAATACAGATGGTGGAATAAACTCTACTGTTTCAGTAAATAATACTGCAGGATTTAGTATTGTTAAATATGGAACAGGTACAGGTTCAGCAACTACAGTAGGTCATGGATTAAATGCTAAACCTAATTTTATTATAGTAAAACCTTTAGGAACAATAACTACAGGTGGTTGGATTGTTGGTGGAGATAATATTGATAGTACATATAATGAAGTATCAGAATTAAACGAAACTGCAGCAAAAGCTAATGACCCATCTTTTAATGATACAGCACCAACTTCATCTGTCTTTAGTGTAGGAAATAATAACACAAACAGAAGTGGAGAAAATTATATAGCATACTGCTTCGTAGAAAAAACTGGTTATTCAAAATTTGGTTCTCTAACTGGGAATGGTAGTACCGATGGTACATTTGTGTACTGTGGTTTTGCTCCATCATTTATTATGGTAAAAGCTAAAACATCTGGAAATTGGTTTATGTATGATAATAAAAGACCAGGTTATAATAATGTTCAACAATTTTTAGAAGCAGATGGTAATGCAACAGAATATACAAGTAATGCAAATCATTCAATAGACATACTTTCAAATGGTTTTAAATTTACTGGTGGTAGTGGTTCTAATACATCTGGTAGAGAAAATTTTTTTATGGCATTTGGTCAATCATTAGTAGGTTCAAACAATGTACCATGTACAGCAAGGTAAAATAATATGGCAATAATTACAGTTAAGAATAGAGCAATAACTTTAGATGCAGCAGAGATTCCTAATCTTGATGCAAGTAAAATAACAAGTGGTTCTTTTGCTGATGCAAGAATACCAAACTTAGCAACATCTAAAATTACTTCTGGCACTTTTGCTGATGCTCGTATTGCAGCATCTAATGTTTCTCAACACGCAACAAGTTTTGATGATAATAAAATTGTAAATGATTTATCTACTTTAGGATTACGAGTACATACTCAAGAAAATCTTAATGCTTCAAATACTAATTCTGCATCTTTTGATGTATTTCAAGATAGTTCTGGAATTACAAATTTAACTAATACTGCAAGAAATGCTAATGAATATATAAGTTCAGTAACAACTGGTGGTGCTTTACCAACTGGTACTCAATTTTATTTAAGAGGTGACCAAGTAAATGGTAGCACAACTTTTACAGACCAATCATCTAATTCAATAACAGTAAATACTTCTGGTGGAATAGCACATAGTAATAATAGAGGTAAAATAGGTTCAACATCTATTTACTTTGATGGAAGTGATGATGTTCTTTTTGGTGGAAATACAAGTGCATTTCATTTTGGAACTGGAGAATTTAAAATAGATATGTGGGTTAATTTTCCAAATTTTTCTTCTAATAATAAAGTTTTATTTTCTCAAGGTGGTTGGGGAACTGCTACTGATTATGCAGGTACAACATTTTATATTAATACTCAAGGTAGATTAAAACTTTTATCATCATCAAATAATTCTGGTAATTTCGGTAGTTGGGTAGTAAGTATAGAAACTAATAATTTAACTTGGAATAATAACACTTGGTATCATTGTGCTGTTGCAAGAAATAGTAATGGAGAACTTAAAATATTTAGAGATGGTACAATACAAAATTTAGCAATAAGTACTGGTTCAACTGGTGGAACAGATTTTGGAGAGGGAACTAGAGATTGGAAAATTGGTTTTCCTTCAGATAGTACCACAGCAGCAGCAGAAGAAATGTATTTAGATGATATTTTAATTACAAAAGGAAGTGGCTCTGGTCGGTCTGGTAATTTTACACCAAATACAACTCATTATGGAGATACAACAAGTGCAACTGGTTCTTTTGAAGGTAATGCAATTACAGCATCATCAACTTCATCTATGGGAGCAGTAATTACTTATCAAGACAATGCAGGAACTAACACATTAAACACAGATATAATTTTAAAACTTTCAGCAGATAATGGTTCAAACTATTCTACTGCTACACTTACAGCTTTACCTGACTTTGCTACTGGTATTAAGATGGCAAAAGTTAATGACCTCTCGGTTACTGCAGGTACGAGCTTGAAGTACAAAATAGAATTTGCTAATCAAGCTAGTGGAAGTAAAGAAGCTAGAATAAGAGGAGTATCATTACAATATTAATATGGCTTATATAGGACAAAATTTAGATAGATTTAGTAATGTAGAAAAACTAGATGCTATAACACCAGCTACTTCAACAGGTGCTGGTCCTTATAATTTAACTAAAGGTGGTGTAGCATTTACTCCATCTTCGGCTAATACAATGGTTGTATCAATTAATGGTGTAGTTCAATATGGTAACTTTACTGTTAGTGGGTCAACAATAACTTTTTCTGGTGCATTAGCTGATGCAGATACTTGTGATTTTATTTTTCACATGGGTACAGGTTTATTATCAACTCCTGTTGATGGTTCAATAACACCAGCAAAATTTAGTACCTCTGGAGTATCAGCAGGTAATGTAATTAAAGTAAATGATGCAGGAAATGCATGGGAATTAGGTAATGCTAGTTCAGCAGAAGTTTATGGATTTGAAACATTCTTTACAGCTTCTACATTAGTCAGAACAGTAACAGTAGTTTCATCTGGTGGAAATAAATATGCAATAGATGGAGTTACTCAAGATACTGTTGAGTTATTAAAAGGAAACACATATAAGTTTGACCAGTCAGATAGTTCAAACTCTGGACATCCTTTAAGATTTTCTATAACATCAAATGGTACACATGGTGGAGGTAGTGCATATACAACTGGAGTAACAGTAGTTGGAACTCCTGGTTCAGCAGGAGCATATACTCAAATTGTAGTAGCAAGTAATGCACCAACTTTATATTACTATTGTACAAATCATAGTAATATGGGTGGACAGGCAAATGTTTCTACACCTGCTGATAACACATTAAGAGTAATTACGACCAATCAAGGTCAAGATAACATTAGTTCAAGTACATACACCAACTTTTCTGATGTTTTATATGCTGCAAGTGGTTTTACTTGGAGTATAGTAAATGGTGAACTTATAGCTACAATTTAACAAAGGAGAAAAAATGGCTACAGTAAATCTAGGCAATATAAAGCTCAACTGGAAGGGAGCTTATAATGCTGGTACTGCTTATATAGTTGATGATGTTGTTTCGTACAATGGTTCATCATATGTTTGTATTCAAGCAAGTACTGGAAACCTTCCAACCAATACTACTTACTGGAATCAAATGTCAGCAAAAGGTACTGATGGTACTGATGTTGGAACTACATTAACAACTCAAGGTGATATACTTTATAGAGATGGAAGTGGATTACAAAGACTTGGCTATGGAACAAGTGGTCATGCATTAGTCACAAAAGGTTCTGGACAAAATCCAGTTTGGGAAGCTGTCGGTGGAAGTATTACACCAGCTTTTCATGCTTACGCAAACAGTAATTATACTGTTGCTAGTGTCACAGAAACAATAGTTCCTTTTAACACAGAAACATATGATACTGATAATGCTTATAATAATTCAAATTATACTTTTACAGTACCAAGTGGTAAAGCAGGAAAATATGTAATCTATGGTTCAACAAGAAAAAACAATTTTTCTGGTACTAGATATTTCGCACAAGTTTTATGTACTGGAACAACTACTAAAACAATTTTAACTGCTGAAAATCCTTACAATGGAGATGGCTATCCTTATATTCCTTGGTTTATAGTTGAACCTTTAGTTGTAGGAGATAGTATAAAGGTTCAAGTTTACCATAATGATAGTGGAAACAGAACAATGATTGGCGACAAAGAAAGTTCATACTTTGGTGCTTACAGATTAGCAGATTAATAATATAGGAGAAAAATAAAATGGCTGAATATTCAACAAAAATAAAAGAATACTGCAAAGCTAATGGTGTTAGTAATGTTGATTTTCTTTCAGATGTCAGATTAAAAGATGACAGTGATGGAAATGGTGCATATATTTCTGAATGGAATTTAGATATTGCACAACCAACTTCTGAACAAATTGAAAGTTATGAAACAGTAGCTAATGAAACAGAAGCTAATACACCATCAACAGCAGATTTAAAAGCTAGTGCTAAAGCAAAACTAATTGCAGGTGAAGCATTAACTGAAGAAGAAGCAAATACAATAGTATTATAATTTATATGGCTGGGTAGAAATATCTAGCCATTTAATAAATAATTTATGGCTAAAAAATTTAAAGATTTTGTACAACATGAACGAATACAAAAAGGTAGTTCTGTTGGAAGAAGACCAAATACAAGTACTATGAATAAACATAAACGAAGACAAACTGGTGTAAAAATTTATAAAGGACAAGGAAGATAATGGCAAGAAAGTCAGCAACAGAAGTCAAGATAGATTTTTTAGTTAGAGAAGTAAAAGAATTAAAAACTGAAACTAAATGTCTAAGAGCTGACATTAACAAAGGTAAAGGTGCTATATGGATATTATTAGTATTAGCTACTATTGTAGGTAGTGCTTATAATTTTTTTATTAAGTAAGGTAAAATATGTTAACAAAAATAAAAAGAGTTAGAAGAAATACAGGTGGTGAAGCTAGAAAGTTTGAAAAAATTCCTACAGCTTCTCAACCACAACAAACTCAAGTTGGTAAAAGAAATCAATTTTTATCTAAGTTTGTAAGTGATAATGTTAAATCACCTGAACTTGCTGATGCTGCTAAACAAAATTATACACAACAACAAGTACAAAGTAATGAATTATTATCTGGTACTCAAATGGCAGCACCGACATCTGTTGGTACAACTACAATTACAGGTCAACAGGTTACAGCACCAACAGCTATAACTTCAACACAAGTAGCAGCACCTACAAGTATGACTGCTGCAACTATGACACCTGCTAGTGGTACTGCTCAAACAGGAACTGCACAAGCTGGTACAGTAGGAACACAATCACAAGTTGGTACAGTTACAGGAACTTTATCAGGTTCAGCTTCAGGTGCTACAGCAGGACCATCTACTTCAGCAGTAGTACAAGCAGCTTCAGGACAACTATCTGCAGGAGCTTTAGCTCAAGTATTAACTGGAACTGAAGCTACAGTTTCTGGACAAACTGCAACATTACCTGGAAATATTCAAGCAGCAGTTGCAAATAATCCTGCAAGTATTACTGCAACTATAATGCAACAACCTACAGCAGTACAAGCACAGGTTGCTTCATTACCTACAGATGCATTAGTATCTAGTCAAATGACTTCATTATTAAATGGAATAGATACTGGTCAAATTCCTACATGGGCAAGAGGAGCTGTAGAAAATGTAGAAAAAAATTTAGCTCAAAGAGGTTTAAGTAAATCTACAATAGGTAGAGATGCTTTAGTAAATGCAATAATTAATTCAGCATTACCTATTGCACAATCAAATGCTACTGCATTACAACAAAGAGCAGCACAGAATTTAAGTAACGAACAACAAGCTTCTGTGTTATCAGCACAACAGAATTTTCAAACTCAGTTAGTTAATGCTGAGAATGACATGAAAGCTAAGATGATGACTGGGCAGTTTGCTCAAGAGTTAACTAAGCTTAATGCAATGAATGAACAACAAGCTATACTAGCTGGTTCTCAACAACAACAACAAGTTAGATTAGCAAACTTAGCAAATGTACAACAAGCTGGATTAACTAATGCACAATTAAAACAACAAATGGCATTAGCTAATTTAAATGCTGGACAACAAACAGCTTTAGCAAATGCACAAACTAATGCAGGTTTTGATGTATTAAATTTAAATAATCAACAACAAGCTGCAATATCTAATTCTAATTTATTTAAAACATTTGAGTTAGCTAATTTAAGTAATAGTCAACAAGCTACTATGCAAAATGCTGTACAGTTAGCTACAATGGATATGGCTAATTTAACAAATGCTCAACAAAAAGCTGTAATAAATGCACAAGCATTTTTACAAATGGATATGGCAAACTTAACTAATACACAACAGTTAGAAGTTATTAATACACAGAATAGACAACAAGCAATGTTATCTAATCAAGCTGCAGATAATGCTGCTGCACAATTTAATGCATCCAGTACAAATCAAGTTAATCAATTTGTGAATAGTTTAGCATCTACAATTAATCAACAAAATGCTGCAAGAAATGATGCAATGAATCAGTTTAATACTACTGAGTCAAGTAGAATAGCTGCACTAAATCAAAATAATAAATTAGAAGCTGATAGATTACAAGCTACATTAAATAGTCAAATAGAACAATTTAATTCACAATTAGAATTTAATAAAGAAAATTTTAATGTACAAAATTCTAACTTAATAGAACAATCAAATGTTAAATGGAGAAGAGATTTGAATACAGCAAATACAGCAGGTGTTAATGCAGTTAATCAAGCTAATGCAATGAACTCATTTAATTTAAGTAATCAAGGTTTGTCATTTTTATGGCAAGAAATGAGAGATGCTGCTAAGTGGGAATATGATTCAGCAAACAATGATGCAGATAGACAAGCTAATTTAGTTGTAGCTTCTTTAGGAAATGAAGCTGCACAAGATTCAAGTAAAGCAGGAATATTAAAAACTCTTGGAGAATTTGCATTAGATATATGGAAAAATAGATAGGAGATAAATAATGGGAAGTGTAAGAAAAGTATTCAAAAAAGCAACAAAAATAATTAAAAAACCTATTAGTAAAATTACTAAAGGTATAGCTAGAGGTATAGCTAAAGTAGGTAAATCTGTTATGAAAGGTGTTGCTAAATTAAATAAAAAACTTGGACCATTAGGTACAATTGCTTTATCAATTGCTATGCCATATGCATTATCAGGATTAAGTAGTATAGTAGGTCAAGGAGCTGTAGGTGCATTAGGTCCTCAAATTCCTAGTGGATTAATGGGTTCTCAAAATGTATTTCTTAGAAGTATAGGTAATGTTGGTAATGCTATTAGAACAGGTTATAATGTTGCAACTGGTGCTATTAAAACAGGAATGAAAACAATAACAAGAAGTATTACTGAAGGATTTAGTAAAATGAGTGGTGGTAAAGGTAATGGTTTATGGAGTAAAATTTCTAATGGTGCTAAAAATTTATTTAATAAAGCAAGAGCTACAGTTAAAAAATATTCTCCTAAATTTAGAACAGGTACAGAAGGAACAGTAACTTATCAAGGTGCATTACCAGGTGGAGGAACAGCACCAATGACAATAGATGCAAGTCAAGCAGCAAAATATTTAGAAAGTGGTGTAATAGATGCAAGTCAAATTACTAAACAAACATTAGGAAGTGCTGAAGGTTACTTTACTAAAGCAGGAAGTTCTCAAGCAGATAAATTAATTACTGAAACAATAAATGCAAGTTTTGATGACACTATTGGAAGAAATTTAAGTAATAATGCATTAACACATATGGATAATCTTGCTACAATTAGTGATGGAACATTTGCTAATAAATATGATATGTGGGATTCAATGTCTAAGAATAAAGGACTTATAGAATCAGCTACAGCAGATGGAAGTATAGCATATGATTTTGATTTTGCTAAATCAGGAGATTATACTTTAGGTTCTGCAAGAGATAGAGTAGCAGGTAATTATAATTTTAATGGTAATTCTACATTAGATAATACAGTTATAAAACAAAGTAAAAATAAAAATGCATTAGTAGATAAAGTTAAAAAGAAATCTACATCATACATTACTAAAAAAGGAACTGACTATTTAAAAAATTTATTATCTCCTTCAGATTTACCACAACAAAGTTATGAAGGATTAATGACACCAGGAGCAGAATTTGCTAGTACTCAAGGTGGTGCATTAACTTCAAGTACAGATTTAACTGGAGCAATGGGTACTAAATATTTTAGTGGAGTATTTGGAAATGAAGCATGGAATAAATTAAAAAATTATCATAGACATATGAACTATGTTGGTTCAGCAGAACAAGGAAGTACATAAGAAAGGATATATGAGTACAGTTAACAAAGCAGGAAATTATACAAAACCTACAATGAGAAAAAAAATATTTCAAAGAATAAAATCACAAGCTTCTCATGGCACAAAAGCTGGACAATGGTCAGCAAGAAAAGCACAAGCATTAGCTAAAGCTTATAAGAAAGCAGGTGGAGGTTATAAGTAATGGCATTAGGAATGAGAAAAGCTTTCGTACCTGAAGTATATGCAGGAGCAAAAAAGAAAAAGAAAAAATTTAGTAAGAGTAGAAAACAACAGGCAGCCATAGCAATATCAAAAAAACAAAAAGGTAAATAACAATGGCAAAACAAAAAGAACTAACAAAAAGACAAAAAGAAACAATGGCGAGACATAAGAAACATCATACAGCAAAGCATATGAAAGAAATGACAAAAGCTATGTTGAATGGTTCAACTTTTGGAGAAGCACATAAAAAAGCTATGAAAAAAGTAGGTGCATAATGGCATTAGCTAAGTCTCAACAAAGTTTAAAAAACTGGAGTAAACAAAAGTGGAGAACAAAGTCTGGTAAAAAATCATCTGAAACAGGTGAAAGATATTTACCAAGTGCTGCAATCAAAGCTTTATCATCTTCAGAATATGCAAGAACAACTGCAGCTAAGAGAAAATCTAAAGCAGCAGGTAAACAATTTAGTAAACAACCAAAAGGTATAGCATCAAAGGTAAAAAAATATAGGTAATATAATGGCAGAAGAAGATAGATTAAAAGAAAATCAATTTGATAAGGTAGGTGTTAATCCTTTTAATGCTCCTATTCCAGGTGAGAGTTTAACAACAACACCAGATGTTCCTCATTCTTGGGAAAGACCACCTAAGTATACTGAAGAAGATGATTGTATGGAAGCAGTATATATGGAGTTAACTGCTAGTGGTAATCTTATCAGAGTAATTGATATGATTAATGAAGGTACACCTTTAGATGAAATGGCACAAGTTATTTTATACAAAGGTTATACTGAAGGATTATGGAATCCTGATTTAATGTTAATGTTAATTGAACCTACTATCTATCTTTTAATTGCAATAGCAGACTATGCAGATATTGATGATTATGTTTTATATGAAGGTGAAGATGTTGACCCTGAAGCACAAATACCAGATGATGATATTGAACCTATAATGATGGATGATGATGAACCTAAAGAAGAAACACCTAGAGTTCAAGAACCTACAGAAGAAGTTGTAGGTCAAAGTTTATTATCTAAAATTAAAACAGAATTACCAGAAAAAGTAACAGAAGCAAAGGAGAATAAATAATGGATTGGTTCACAGCAGCAGGTAGTATATTTCAAGGAATGTATGACAAGTCAAAACAATATCAAAAAGAAGATTTTGTTTTAAGAGCTGAAGAATTAAAAGCTGAAAAAGATTCTCTTATTGCTAGAAAAAATGCTAGATATGATATGGAGTTAAAAGCTTACTATAAAGAAAATGAAAAGAAAAAAGAAATTGATTCATTAAATGCTCAGTTTGGAAATAGTAATGTAAATGAATATGCTACAAATTATTTAAGAGCTACAGATAAATATTGGGGTACTTATGATGCTGCTGAAAGAGATAGTGCAGTTGCTAAGTTAGCTAAGTCTATTGAAGCTAATGGTATGAAACCTATTACTTATAAAATGCAAAGTCAAGACCCAGATAAATTAAGTAATGCTTTAGCATCAGAAGAAAAATTAATACTTAAAAGATACAAAGATGAATTACAAAAATCTAAAGATAATAATTTCTTAGTTAATAAAGTATTAGGTAAGTCTACTTCAGTAGATGAAAAATCTTTAAGTGATATTGTTAATGCAGAAAAGAAAGCATCTGAAGTAGTTGTAAATACAAGTGATGATACACAAGAAACTGGTTTAACTGGTGAAGCAACTGATGCACCTTTAAGAATTAAACCTGATTTTGATAAAGCTTTTGGTACTAAAAAAGGAGAATTAATTTATAGTAAAGATAAAGAGTTACATGATGATGCTGCTCAAATTATGATTGCAGCTAATTTAGTTGGTGCAGATGGTGGTGGTTTCTTTAAATTTAAAAATGGTAAGGTTGATGAAATTACAACAGAAGGTAGAGCATTTTTAGATATATATAAAACTACTTACAATAGTATATTAAATACATATACTGTAGAAGATTTTGCAAAACTATATCCTAATCAAAGAGTTAGTGAAGTACAAAATTTAACTAAAGATGAAATACATAAACTAACAACACAAGCTATTGAACAAAGAACAATTAATTTAGATAATACTAAATGGTTTGATGGTAAGAAAGATATTAAAGCTTTAATTCATTTACCATTTAATGTATTAGATATGAAGAATCAGATTAATGGTAAACAATACAATGGTACTGAAGTTAAAAGTTTATATGAAAACTTTATTAGAGAAGTTGTAGGTAATAAAGATTTACAAGAATCAAGAATACAAAATTTAGATAATGGAGAAAAAACTGTAGCTGTTCAAAATAGTATTATGAATGATGGTGCATATAAAACTATGTTCTTAAAATATTTAGAAGATAGTGATATAAAACCTATTGAAGTTGCAGAAGTAACTACTGAAACAAATGTTAATAATGAAGGAATTGCTGAAACAAATACTCAAGGTGAAACAGAACCTAAAGGAACAAGTGAATTTAGAAGTGTAAGAATGAATAATGGTGATATAGGTATTACTATTAATGGTCAAGTATTTTCAATAAAAGATAATTTAGAAACATTTAAAAATAATCCAAAATATTCAGACCCAGATTTACAAAAAGCAATTAGTGAAGCTATGAAGTTTGGTTTAAATACAGAAACTATGTCTCCAAATTTAAATATTATTCCTGAGTTTATTACTGTAAAAGGTCCAAGAGGAATGACAAGAAGAATACCTAACCCTGAACATCCTAAAAATAAAAAGAAAAAAGTAACAACAAAAAAAGTTAATAAGACAAAAATAAGATAAGATATGACTTATGGCGACACAAGCTTTAACAATAGACACATCAGATTTAGTTGGTGGAGTACCTCTAAAACCAGAAGTTAGTTCTCAAGAAACAAATCAAACTTTAAAAACAGATACAATTTCAACAATAGATACATCAGACTTAGTAGGTGGTGTAGGTATTGATACGATTGGTAAAAGTGAAAAAGAACTTGAAGAACCTAGTACTTGGGAAAAACTAGAATATGGTTTTGATAAAGAAACATGGGTTGCAGGTGATGCATTAAGAATTGCAAGAGCAAAACTTCAAGATGTTTTTGACCCTAATAAAACTTTCAAAGATTATATATTAGAAAATGAAGCAGAAAGAAAAGCTGACTTTGAAAAAGAACACGCAAAATTTTTATCTGGTAAATATGATGGTAAGTATACTACAATAGGTAGTGCTGCATCATGGTTATCTGACCCTTATTATCTAACTGGTTATTTCTTTGGTAGACCTTTGTTAGCTAGTCCAGTTACATCTATGGCACTTAATGCTGGTTTAATTGGTGGTGGTAATATAGTAAATCAACTTGCAAGAAAAGGAGAAGTTGATTGGGTTGAAGCAGGTGCTTCTGCTGGTACTGGTGCTGCAATTGGTTTAGTGTTTCCAATAGGTGCAAACATTGTTAAAAAATATTTACCTAGTGCTACAAAAAATGAAGCTAATAAAATAGCTAAATGGATTGATGGTAAACTTGCAAACTCTAATAAGTTATCAGATGATGAATTAATTAGACTTAGAAAAATTTCCAATACAGACCCTGTTAAAAAAGTTACAAAAGAATTAGACCAATGGGCTACTAATTATTATGCTCCTATTTCTAAAGAGTTTAATAAATTAAATCAATTAAAAAAAGATGTATATAATCAAACAAAGGCAATTAGAAATTCTAATAAATGGTTAAGAGATGTTGTAAAAGATAAAACTCAAACTATTATTAATCCTAGAGATGCTCTCAAGATGAGAAAGTCAGGAGTGCAACAAATAGTTGAACTAAGAAACAATCTTCAAGCATCAAGAAAAGCATTTGAAAAAGAAAAAGCAAGATTAGTAACAAGACAATCAGAAAAATTATTACGATACTATCAATTAGAAGGTAAGAGAACTGCAAAGATTATAGAACAAATACAATTAACAGATAACTTTGCACAGAAAGCATACAAAGCATTAATGGTAAATATTACTAAACCTTTAATGGGTGGTGCTGTAGGTGCTGGTGGTAATATATTATTTGGTGAAGAAGAAGATTTTTGGAAGTTTGTTGCAGCAGGTGCATTTTTTGGAGCAACACAAAAAGCAATTCAAGGTAGTAAAAAATTTCAAATAGGTGATAAACAAAAAATTTATAAATTTATAGATAGTGATGCTGCTAAATTTACTTTACAAAAAGTAAGAGAGTTAACTTCAGGAACTTCATATACAAAATTAAAATCATTTGGTGGTGCAACAGAAAGATTTAGTAGATTATTTTTTAGAGGAGTAGATGACCCTTTACAAGACAAATCTGTAGCTGCTCAAGCAGATGCAATGGAAAGATATTTTCTAAGAAAATTAGATGATATGGTTGGAGATGCTACTCAAGTAGAACAAGCACAAGCTATTGCTATAGCAAGAGGTAATATTGAATTACAAAAAACAGCATCAGCAAAAGTAAAAAAATTATCAGTAGATATTAAAGATTACTTAGATGAATTTAAAACTTTATACAATCAATCAGGATTTTTCTCTCCAAAAAATATTGATGATTATTTTCCAAGACAATTAAATTGGGATAAGATAGATGCAGATGAAAAATTTGCAACAAAAGTTATTACAAAAATATATGAAGATTTAGGAATAAAAGGTAGAATAACAAATAAATTTTTAAGTGATAAGGTAACACCTAATCCAAATTATAACAGATTGAAAGCAGAAGTTGCTGCAGAAAATTATTTAAAAGGACATAAGAATGGTTACAATAGTGTTATCAATGCTAATGCTTGGAAAGATTTAGTTGCTGATTCAAATTATAAAACAGCACAAAGAAAACTTAGTGAAAAAGAATTAATATATACTCCAGTTAGTGACCATATTATTCATCAAAGAACTTTAAATGGTCCTTATAAAATAGTAGAAGAAGTTTTAGAAAAGAATGGATTTCTAATAAATGATGTTAGAGATACATTAGGTAAAGTAGTTACTGACTCTGTTAAGTCTGTAGCATTTGCTAGAAAATTTGGTAAGAATGGTGAATTATTAAAACCTCTTGTTCAAGAAATTAGAGGTAAATATGCTAAAGCTAATTTAACTGATGCACAAAAAGCACAAGGAGTTAGAGAAGAATCAGATTTAATTATAAAAAGTATTGATGCATACTTTGATAGATATGGTGCTGCAGGAAGAAATCAATTAAAAGCTTCTGTTGGTATTGTATCTATGTTAGCTAATTTAAATATGCTAGGCAGAGTAACTATATCATCTTTAGGTGATTTAATTCAACCATGGCAGTTATCTGCTAATTGGACTTCAGCAATAAAAGGATTAACAAGAACTAATTTAAGAGCTGCTGCAGAAAAAGGACCAGCAAGAAATTTAAATTTAGATATTACTGATGAGATGTCAAAAGCAGTTGCAAGGTCTGCAGGACTAGAAGGTAATAATGTTTTATTAAGTAATAGTTGGGTAAGTAATTTTGCTAAGAAAGATAAGATAGCATTAACAAATAATTTAGCATTTAAATTATTAGGATTACAATGGTTAACTGGATATGCTAGAAGATTTGCATATAATGCTGGAACTATTGATGCTCAAATGTTATCAAGAAGTTACTTTAATGCAGTAAATAAATCTGGTAAAAATAGTAATGCAGCATTAAACTTACAAGAAAAATTAAAAAGAATGTATAACATTGAAGCTAATCAAGCTTTACAAATAGGTAAGTTTAAAAATTATGATGATGCAATAAAAGATTCTGTTAGTAAAAATTATTTAAATAAAGCTGGAATAAATGGTGCTAATAGAGATGCATTGATTCCACAAGTAGACAATAGATTATTATTTACTCAAAGTCAAACTCCATGGATAAGAATATTAGGACAGTTTTTATCATGGACTCAAGCTAAATCAGCACAAACAAATAGATTATTATCTAGAATAGAAAATGGAGATGCTAAAGCATTAATAAAAACTTTAGCTGTAATACCTATTTATGGTGGCATACAACAGTTAAGAGAATTAGCAAAGTATGGTGAAGTTATTACTGACCCTTCAAAAAACTCTGCAGAATTTTTAGCTAAAGCTGGACAACTATCTGGTCTTCAAGGATGGATTGTTGATATGTTCTTTAATAGAACAATAGGACCAGGTGGTAGAGACCCTTGGTTTTTATTTGCTCCAGGTTTTCAAATATTATCACAACCAGTTGTTGCTGCAAAACAAATATACAAAGGTGATACTGATGCAGCTATGAAAACTATTAGTAGAAGATTTGTTCCTTTTCCTGAATGGAGAGATTGGATTATGAGATTATGGAATCCACCTAAAGTTGGAAAGTTAACTGATAAATCTTTTAAAATACCAATGAGTGTTGGTGGTGCTGTTGCAAAAGCTGTATCTAAATCTGCTATTAATAGAGCAAAGACAGCAATAACAACTACAAAAGGTACATATACGAAAACAAATAAAATATTTGATGATTTTAAAATACAGAAAGTACATGATTTTGGTTCAGGTAAAGGAGTAGGTTCAAAAGAATTTAAAAATAAAATTGTAACAAGTCATGAACCATTTGTTAAATCAGAAGATATTGTAAAAGCTAAAGGTAAATTACCAGATTATAAAACAGCAGATGAAGTTATTTTAAAAGATGGATTAAAATCTAAAGATGGTATAGTAAATCTTAATGTATTAAATGTTATAGAGAATCCATCTGAAAGAATAAAAGTTGTAGACCAGATAGGTAAGTTATTAAGTGATGATGGTATAGCTATTATTACAACAAGAGGTGATGATGTAGTTAATCAAGCTAAGAAATCTAAAAATGCTAAGAAGTATTTAGATGGTTGGTTGTTTGGTAATAAAGAAAAAACATTTCAAAAAGGATTTAAACAATCTGAATTAGAAGATTTTGTACAAAAAGTATTAGGTATAAATTTTAAAGTAGAAAGAATACCTAGTAAATATGGTATAGGTACTTCAGGTGTATTAATAAGTAGATTAAAAGAAATTAAAAAGTTTTCAATGGGTGGTGAAGTTATAGATACATCAGATTTAATTGGTGGTGTAGATTCAGAATTTCCTGTTAAAAAAGTTTCTAGTGATTCTGTTGCAGAAAATATGTATGTTAAAGAATTGGTAGAAGATGATAGCTATGTAGATAGAGATGATGAAAAGAAAAAAGATATACAGAAAATAGAAAAACTACCTGTATATGAAGATAATAAATTTTTAAACTATATGAAGAAAGTAGAAAATCAAAAGCTAATGTTAGGCAACAAAAATATGATGCAACATAAATCTGCTGAAGGTGGTACTGATACTGTAGCTTATGGACACAAGTTAACTAAAGAAGAAATAGAAACTGGAAAGATTTATGAATATGATATAAATAAATTAACTGTTCCTCAAGCTAATGATATACTTAAAAGAGATTTAAAAGCAGCACATGATAAATTAATTGAAATATATGGTGATGAATATTTAAAATTAGATAACAGAAAGAAACAAATGTTAATTGATTTTCAATTTAATATGGGTTCAGGTGGTGTTAAAAAATTTAAAGAATTTAGAAAAGGATTATTCTCTGGTAATGAAGAAAAAATGAAGGCAGAATATGAAAGAAGTTATACTAAGGATGGTGAGTCTTTTAAATTAGAGGGCAGAAATAAAGACTTTTTCAACTTCTTTTTTAAGTAGTTGACAAGGACTAGGATTATTACTATAATATAGATAAAGTAATGCTCATTAGAGGTTACTAACTTAAATCGCTTAACGAAAGGATATAACATGACACAATACGATTTAATAAATTTTGACCCATTTAGAAATTTTTCTATTGGTTTTGATAGAATGTTCAATTCACTAAATGAGGTATCTAGAATAAACACTTCTAACTTTCCTCCATACAACATAAGAAAAGTTGGTAAGGGTAAGTATCAGATAGAAATGGCATTAGCTGGTTTCACTAAGTCTGATATTGAATGTGAGTTACAAGAAGGTGTGCTTACTATTCAAGCCAAGAAAGAAAACAAAGATAGTGATAACTTAATACATCAAGGTATCGCATCAAGAAGTGTTGTACGAAAGTTTACTTTGTCTGAATACATCAAAGTAGATTCGGCTGATTTCAAAGATGGTATTCTAAATATAAAACTATATGAAGAAATACCTG